GTCACCGTTGACAATCTTTGCATTCATCAGCGTTTCGATAACTTCCCTAAAGCCGTAATCGTTAGGAATGTCGCTCAATTTTTGGTACCTTACCACGTCCTCATCGTCTCCTTTCTGAATTTCTCCTCCATAAACCGCAATTAAAACATCCGCAATGCAGTACCCAAGCCGCCGCTGTTCTTCCTCTGTGTCCCCGATCTCCCGGTCTGTTTCGTTGTCCAGGAAGAATGGCTCAATAATTACTGCTGGCATATCGCTCAGGCGCAGGATCCCGAAGTAGTCTGTACCCCTACTGTTTAGCTTGGTGTATGTCTTGACAGTGGTCTGCCCCGCCGCTTTTAGTCCGTCAGCTACAGCATTGGCCAGCGCCTCGGAGCCATCCCGGACGCTAAAAATAACTTCGCCTCGGTCCCCGCCGCCAGCGTTAATATGGCAACTCAGCATAATGTCAGCACCAAAGTCGTTGGCAGCCTGGGCGCTCTCGGTGATACTTAGCCCGTCCTCTTTTACCTGCGTTTCCCAGCCAGCAGCAGCCAGGCGTTCCGCTATAGCATTGCCATAGACTATATTCATGTCCCTTTCAATCAGATTTCCGGATACAGCTCCCGGATCCCCATCTTCACCGTGACCCAGGTCGATATACGCTCTCAAAACTCTCACCCCCTAACAGTCCCTCTCGATTTTGTCCGCGGCTTTTGGCTTGTCCGGCCAGGTGTTATTTTTAGACAGATTTTCAAACAACGCTTTCAGGCTGTAGACCAGCACCACCCCCAGCACCTCCACCACTACAGTCTTGGATAACGTCTCGGCGATCTGCCCCCGGCCAAGGTAGGCCAGGGCGTAACTGAGGTAGATCCAAATCGTTCCGTTCAGCAGTAGCCAGGCCACCAGTAATTTTGAAAATGTCATTTAGCCAACCACCCCACCGCGGCGGTCAGCAGCGCAATTAAAGCGGTTGCCCAGGTTGGCAGCCGCTTCGATAGGTCATCCTTGATTTTTTTCATATCTTCCTTAAGTTCGCTCACATCATTAAACAGAGTCTTGATCTGCTCCTGCAACCGCGCGATTTCATTTTCCTGATCCAACCCCACCACCTCCGCATAAAAAATAACCGCCCCGCGGCAGTAAATATTTCACGTGAAATAATTCAAGCCCCGGCCAGGGGCTCTAAACAGTGTTGTACATTTTAAGTCTATTGCGCAGTAATCGGATTGCCGTTTTCATCCAACCCAAGGGCAAGCAGATCAGCCCGAACAGCTTCCTGAAACCGTGCTGGTACTTGTGTAAATGTTCTCCTACCTGCGATTATTAAAGCAACATACAGATCAACCATTTCAAAACCTCCTATCTTTTTTATTATCCAGTCAACTGCTTTACTCAGCATCTAACAACGCCTGCACAGCAGCCCGATATTGGACCGGGACCTGGTCAATAGTTTTCCTGCCTTCCTTCACTAGCTTGTAATATAGTTCAACCATTCTAGCTACCCCCTATCATGGTTTCAAATATATCCGCAAGTGCTCCCATGATGATTAACTGGTTGTTCTTTAGTTCGTCCATGGTTATCGATATTACTGAAGTAGGGGTATAGACTGGTCTAGCAGCAGCAAAATCCCCTTCGGTTATTTCCACAGCTCCCGGTATTTCTTCAGCGATAGCCACTAGGCAATATTCATTATCAAGTGCAATAGTTTCGGTATAAGTCTTAGAAAAATCCCGCTCGCTCAACCTAATTCGATAGTATTTCATATACTTATCCCTCCTTCGCTAGAACATACCCACAGGTATTACTGTTAGTACCATCACCTGAAATCTCGATTTTACAGGATGTTTTAAAAGGTAAGTTAGGTGACGTATTGCCAGTAGACATAACCGCTTGACTACCATTCTGAGCTCCGCTTGCCCATGTTGGACTTAAAACTTGAGGATTAGTCGTACCACTAGTCAATTTACCGTAAACAATAACGTTCCCATCAAGAGTTATCCGCACCAAATAGTTAGATCCAGCTACTGAGGGTCTACAACTGAAACCTATTAATTCTCCCGCTCCAGAATAATTAACTGCTGTTTGCAAAGCTGCATTAGATGTAGTAAAAGTAGCAGGACTTTCACAGCTTTTGCGTTTTGGTTGATTAGCTATAATATAAGCCAGTTTTGCGTTTGCGGAACCGGCTGTGCTTGCAGGATCGTTCTGCGCTCCTACTCTACTAGTCTGTAGGTCAACCACACCAGATTCTAGGCTATCTGTGTATCCGGCTAACTGTGCCAATCTAGCAAACAACGTAGAAGTACCAGCCCCGTCTGCATTTGTCCCAACTTTGGTTTCTAAGGTATCAACATAGTCGGCGATCAGTTTCAAGCCCTTAAACAAGGTTAGGAGGTCTCCTGATACTGGGTTTGCGTCCCCAATAAGTGCCTTTACAGCGTCTAAAGTAATCTTATCAGCAAGACCGATTGATGGCATTATACCACCTCCTCATAATTAAACATCACTACCCCATTAACTACACTCAAGCCCCAACGGTAAGTTGTAGTACCATCAGTAAATTTATGTGGCATAGTATCGGCCAAATGCGCATCAAGCTCATTCTGCAGAACAAGCAGATCCTGCTGTGTTGCCCATAGCAAGGACTGATCTATTGTCGCGCTGACGTTAGCCGCATTACCAATAATAGTAACAATGGCAACCTGCTTTTCTAAGATTTCAGGGCCCCCGCCTGCTGGTATATACTCCGCGAGTGCCCCGGCATTCCCATAGCAATAAAGGATTTCCCCCAGATCCGGATCGGTAGCGAAAAGACCAATCTCACGCCAATAAAAACCTGTCGCCAACCCCTCATTGGTCAGGATGCCGCCGACAGATGCTTTTCCGCCAGTTAGAACCTTAAACCTGGACAACGTCAGGGACTTGACTTCATCGATTAGTGCTGTCAGCTCTGAAATGTCCTGGCCGCTCAACTGTCCGTCGCCTACCCCCATCCGGGTAAAATTCAGCTGAACTCCGGTTTGGGCCTTAGCCTGAAGCGCCCGGCCCCTATTAGTAAAAAATATTCCACCACCAAAACTCATATTTACACCACCTGTTCTATTGTGACATAGTCCCCGGTTTGAAGAACATTACCAAAGTATGCATTCATCTCACCGGACATCGTTACAATGACCGCTTCCAGCCGTGACCGAAGGTTTTTTACTTTGTCAACAGCTTTAGAAAACTGGTCCGCAAGTTCCCCAGTAACCGCACTGTTCTCAGTTAGAACCCGAAAATAGAAGGGCTGTCCACTGTAATCAAACCATTCCTCGACTTCTCCGTCTCCGAAATAATCCTGGACCACCTGTTCAACCGCAAAAGGGGTACCCAGGTACCGATGCACCTTGTCACTGTTTTTGATGAGATTTCGCTTGACATCAATAGAGGCATTCGCGTCATACCACTCAATATGCAGTTCATGGGCCAATTCGTCCAAAATCTCTACAGGTAAATCATCGATTCTGGCCAAGATGATTGTTTTCACAATGGGATTGGCAATTTGCTGCAACTCGGGAGTTATCGCAGCACATATGGCTTGAGTTGTAGGATCGTCTTTCATGTAAGCAGTCTGCAATTTCAGGAGATCGATGTTATTTAGATCCACGGTAATCCCCTCCTACTCTAAACCGCCATAGGTAATGGTCACAGTTCCGACCGTTGGTACCGCATCCACTGCCACCTCGGTATAGGCCGGTGCAGTTAGGGTAATCCGGTGTACCCCAGCGTTAAGCATCAGTTGCCGGAGATAGTCCGGATTGATCGCTCGTCCCAGTTTGCTGTTCTGCCAGGCCTTATATTGTTCCACCGCCCCGCCAGCGTCTTCAATGGCACTCCTGATACTGGCTTCACTATCCGCACTATCCTGGCTAATATAATAAGTCAACGTGATGTCATATGAAGCAGTTGTCGGAGCTGCGACAGTGACATGATCCGTTAAGGGTCGTACTTTCTTGCTACTGCAAATAGCAAGCACCTTATCAAGTATGGCCTGAGTGGTTGGTGCACCATTCTTCATCAGCACCGTAATCTTTATTTCTCCTGCACTGGGAGAGGTCACTGCCACGTCAAGAATATTTGCATCTGCAGTTTTTGCCCAGTAGATATATGCATCTTCTGGACCTGCCGTGGATAGCTTACTTGGGGCTTCCCGGATGCGTTCCCGGTACCCTGACCAGACATTAATACCGTCATCATCTGGCTCAATGTCGGCTCCTCCTGACGAGGTATCAATATTACTGACACTGGCCACATATGGTACCGGGTCAACCAGTCGGTTAATCTGGCCGGCCACAAATCCGTTGTATGTCTCGCCTGTTTCCGTGCTCTCCGCTTGAACATCCCCGGTGAGACTGCCAGAAGGAATGATCAGGTTTTGTTTGGTTGCAAAAAACATTTTCCCGTCAGGAGTCCCCCTGGTACCAGCCGGGATCGTTATATCCCCTGGTTGGGCTGCCGAAAGTGTAAATCGCAAGGTGGTAACTGCCTTCTGGGCCTGAAGCCGGGGCGTGTTCATCCGTTCCCCAAGGGCATCCAGGGGCTCACCCCTGGCATACCTGAGCAGGTTCTGCTTCCCGGTATCGTCGATAGCATTGTAAAGCGCCACCAATACCAGAGATAATTGCTCCAGAAATATCCGGCGCTCGTCTCCCTGGTAGAGAGTCACTTTTAAAGCATTTTCAAACCGGCGAATAAGATCATTGTATATTTGCTGGGCGTCAGCTTTCACAAATTCTATGGTCATATCTCGATCACCACCTGGAATTGCATACCTTCTTCTTCATCAATACCGCTAAATTTAACACTCTTAACTGATGCCCTTGGTTCATATAAGTCAATAACACGGTATACCTCCGATATGTAGACAGCCTGGGCTTTTTTCAGCGGCATGTCCAGGACACGTGGATCAATGCCCCTGGTCCGGTCATAGCCCACATCATACCGGAAAGTACGGAGCAGGTTTAGAACGTTCTGGACAATCCTTTCATCCCCTGAAGCGTTCCAATTCAAGGGGGTCTGAATTGATGTGTCGATTGTATATTCCATGCTTCTTCCCCTCTACTTCAATTGTTCTTTTTCGGCAGGGCTTAGTAGGGTAACCGGCTTATAATCTTCGATAGACATAACCGCAGTAACAGGGTTTTTGCTTGTGCCTGTGCTTGTTGATTTCTTGCCGTATCCGGATGACGACGACTCTCCACTACTCCCCGGCCGCACATACTCATCGAATTTTAATGTTAAGGTTAAAGCCAGTATATTGCCCTGGTTATCAATTACCTCCTCCGAGGCCTGGATATCGACCAGCAGCCATTTATTCGGCCGGAATGGATTGTTTCCCAGAATTAAGGGGTAAGCTATGCCGGCATCTTTGATTTCCAACCAGTCACCCAGTTCATTCCGCGGATTTAAACCCAAATCAACACTGAGCCGGACCTTAATACTGAGAGAATCAAGACCCGGCCCTTTGTTATATGTACTCGGCTTCTGGCCGGCGGCATCTTGCTTCTCCGTCTCCAGAGTAGAACTATACTGAAAATCGCTAAACGTATATATTTGATTCTCTGTTATCTCAAAAACCTTACTGCCAAAGACTGCAATCGACATACACGGCACCATCCTAAATCTTGGCTATTATAACCCCATTTAATTGATTAGAAAAAAAGACGGCAATAACATTGTCGCCGACTTCCAGGTTTCCCACATGATCCGCTTTTGCAAGGGGCTGGCTGACCACGTTGTCCCTGTCCGGAATGGTTACCCGGTAACCGCCTTCAATACTGGACACTATTCCCCGCAATATCATTAATATCCCTCCAGCGGTTTCCTCAGTTTTAAACCTGTTCTACCTTCCACAAACCTGTGTATGACTTGGTGAGCAAAATATTTACCATCCGCCAGGCTGAACCCCAACAGTTCAACGGTGTTTCCAGCCGCTATTCCTGCATCAAAACGGAGCGTACAGGCGAAGGTCTTTTCCATGCAGTTTTTGGACCGGAGTAATCCCTTGGCAAAGCGCTGCGCCTCACCGATATTCCCCACTGCCAGGTCAAAAAATTTCAGGGTAGGACCGTAAACACCAGGAGCGCTAAATTCGCCCTGGATACCCTGATAGGTGATCTTACAAGCGCTATAAATCTGTGTTGTTTTATCCTTATAAACAAAATTACCGTCAATGTCACCCGGCTTGATTGTCAGGGCTGATGCCTGGCTCTCCATGTAAGTTTGTGAGAATATGACCAACTTGCCGGCGGTAACTTTCAGGGAATATCCCTCCAGGAGGCAACGCCAGGCCAGAAACTGCAGATCAGACATACTATATTGATCCACCCGGGAATAGAACTGGTCCTGAATACCGTAGGTCTCCAGTTGCAAACTCTGAAGCGAGGCAATCTGCCGGGCTATCTCCAAGAAGCGAACATTGTCCCAGGCCCTGACGTTTTCAGTTTTGGCTTCCTGTTTTACAGGCAGTCCTCGAAGAACTATCGCCCCCCGGTTCTGGCCAATTTCATCAACGTACATAATTCCGGTATCAAAGCCGGAATCTTTGACCTGCACGGTATGGTTCTTCTCCGGCTTCCATTGGCTCCAGTAACCCTTCGTATCGTTGATAACCAAATCCAGACTATCCAATTCACCACCAGCATTGTCGGTCAGGTCCGCTTTCCGGATGTCAACGTATCCGGTAATGTCCTTGCCTTCATAGATTAACTGCAATACGATATCACCTCTTCCATGGAGGCAAAGTTGATTGTGACAATGCACTGATTACCGGGGCCTTTATAGTGACGCCGGCAGGGAAAATTACTGTATTGATATAAGATGGATTGGTTTGCATGAGATTGGAGGCCTGGAACTCGTCATTATAGAGAAGTAGGGCTATTATGTCCCATGTGTCACCCTGCCTTGTCGTATATTCAATGTAATCAGCCAAAGGACACCCTCACTTTCCCCTCAAAGTATTCTTCTACCCAGTTCTTAAATTGCTCGAAGGAAGTATCAAGCGCCCGTTGTACTTCGGTTCTGTTTCCGCTCTGAATATTGGGAGAATAAGTAATATTAATTTCGGGTTTACTTTCCCCTCTAGCCGGGTTAATTGGTCTAAGATCAAGCTGATTAATAATCGGCGTGTTAAGCTGTGAGTCTATTTGATTACTAAGCTGGAGTCCTCCGTCAAGCATCGGATAAGAACGGAACATTGGGACTCCCAGGATACCCGCCGCCTGGCTTAACAGGCCTAAACTCCTGGATGTACGTTCAAGAGGAATAGCTATCTCCGGCCCGGCTTCGCCAAAGATGGAGGGGCGAATCGCTATTCCGCCATGAGCATAGCCTTGAGCTTCGGGGGGCCCGGATCCCTCGTTACTACTCTGGCTGGTACCAATCAGGTTAATTTTACCTAAGTTCAGCCCGGTTATTCGGTTAAAGCCATCAATTAACGCATTAATCTTGCCAATAACGTAATCAACGTTTTCAACAACAGTATTTTTTATCCCGGCCCAAATTTCCAAAGCTTTTGTCCTTACCGTATCCCAGTTCTGCCATAGGTAGACCCCAGCAGCCACCAAAAGACCAATAGCTGTAATTACCAAACCTATTGGATTCTCACGTAGAGCAACGTTAAGACCTTGCTGGGCCAATGTCATGGCAAAGGTACTAGCTTTCCAGGCATCCATTAAACCGTTCACCATTCCAACTACTTTTAGGGCCGCAATCGAGAAAGCAAGCCCCGAGAGGACTGGGATTAGTATATTTGAATGATCATATACCCATTTGATACTATCGCCCATGATGCTAAACCAATGCCCCGCTTTTTCGGCCGCACCCGCAATATCAAAATTATTAATAAAATTATTACCTTTTTGTAAAAGCTGCGTAAGGTAAGGAAGTGCCTTAGCTGCTATGGTTGCAGATGCCTGTTTAAGATTTGTATCGAATAACCGTTGCTGGTTGGCGTATTGTCCTTGTGTCTTTGCGAAATCCCCTTGGGCATCCTTTGAAACGCTCATCAAATAGTTGTATCTTAAAATAGTTTGGGAAGCCTGGTCCATCTTTTCATAAGAAGTAGTTATCCCCTTGGACAGTGCAAAGGCTTCTAGGTTGGCAACAGACATGTTAATTCCTAACTGCTTCAGGGGTTCAGTTTCGCCGGAAATACCTGACCTTATTTTTTCAAATGCCTCTTCCTGTTTTAAATTATAGAAACTGGCGAAATCACCACTTAAAGCAGCCAGGTTTTCAGACATCTTGATCATGCCTTCGCCTGCAACCCCACTGCTCTTTAGCATGGCCCCCATGGTCCCGCTAAACTGTTTAGCCTGAAGTTCAGAGAGTCCATAAGCTTTCAATGCTTGCTTGGACCAGTCGTTTATCGTATTAGCGCTTGAACCAAAGGTTGTATCTACAACGTTTTGGACTTCATTAAGGTCAGATGCAAGTTTAATACTTTCCTTTCCAAGCTCCATTAATTTTTCTGTCATTCCAGAAGTAGCGCGAGCAGCCAAATCCCCCAAAAAAGCACCCTTGGCAATCGTACTGATGCTATTCATTCCGTTTCCGGCTTTTTTAAGATTGTTGGCTAACTTCAGACTTTCGCCCGAAGCTTTGAGTAGTGCGGTCTGCAATGAAGGATCAATCTTTCCGGCCAGTGTAATTAATGCCCTAAGTTCTTTTTGATTTGCCACCGGTGCCAGCCTCCTTCCTTATACGTTCCGCTTCATCGCATAACAATCTATAAAAATCAATAAAATCAACAATCGGCAGGTTGTAACAAAACTCTGCCGACGTTGAAGTGTTTAATGTAACCTGGGCTATGGCTTTTTTCAGGTAATCGTCTGAGACGATTCCTCCGAATCGAAGTAGAAAAAACTCCTGGCCAGTTTACCCGCCTCCCTGGCATCCTTGGCGCTGATCCGCATGACATCATTTATGTCAATAGATGAATCAGCCTTGCATACCGCCTGGACAAACAGGAAGAAATGGTAATCTGAATCCAGCTCTTCAACGTTGCTAATCGGTATTTGAGCTACTTTCATTTTCTTACCAGCATCCAGCTTGTCTTTGGCCGTCATGTTCTCAAAATCGTAAGGAAGTTCCTTGACCTCCGAACCGTTGATCATAACCGGTTTAGATAGTTTCAATATTTCAGGCATTGTATACCCTCCGTTCTAAAATATAAATAAATCAGGCTCCCCTTAGAGGAGAGCCGTAACTTGTTGCATGTAATCAACGCCATTGATCTTGTAAATGGAATTCTGTTTATCAATCAATAGGGTTTCAACCCCGTCGATCACTTGGCGGTACCTGATTACTTCAAATTCCACACTGCCGTCCATGGTCGAGTTATTTTCCACTTTACCTGAATCATGCTTTTTACTAACCGCGGTAAGGAATATCTTGGCTCCTACCGGGACCATATTACCGTTGGCGGCAATAACATCCCTGACAAAACGAAGCTCAAGATTTTGTTTGCCCGGCTTGGCCAGGCTGGCCACATTTTTATTAATTGCCCGAACGTTTACTTTGAAGGTCAAACTCCCGATTTGCCCGGTAACAGGCAGGGAGATGGGACCCAGAATACCAGCCCCTTTTATTTCTCCCGTCTCGCTTTCGATGGACGGCAGCTCACATGATACGTTGTCATCAATTTCAACCCCGTCTGCAAGGAGTTTTTGGGCAATTACCGCTCCGGATATAATCATGTTTGTTCACCTCCAAAGAGGGTTTCAATGCCAGTTGTTGTATAAGACACTTTAGCTGTCAGGCTCTTGCCGGGCGGAGTTGTGGTCGTGGCCACATCAAAGACAAAGTCGCCTTCTACAATGTCAGATGTCGGATTGCTGGTTTCGTTAAACGCAATTACCCCATACAACAAAGCGCCGCGGGTGATAAGCCCGTCCAGATACTCCTGATAATCGTTCAGGATGGTGTCTACCTTAGCCCGGTTCATGGGCTTATCCCCCAGGGCTCCATACCGAAGTTGAAATTCGTTGGCCAGGTGGTATAGCATTCGGACGTTGCAGTCGAACTTATCTTTAGAATCCATGTCCTTGCCATACTCATAGGCGCCGGTATTCGGTCCCCAGAGCACCCACCGGCCGCCCCAGTAGGATAATGTCCTAATCCCTTTGCTGTTCAGGTCATTAGCCTGCATTTGGTCAAAAATTATGGCGGTACCATCAGCCAAACACGCACCTGTAACATCAACTGGCTTATTGGACGGAGTTTCAAATGGGATGTTGTCATTATTATAGTCCACCCATTGCATGGTCACAGTTGTCAAGGTGGAGAGGTGAAAAACCCGGTCCACGTTTTTAGCCAGGGGCCAACAGGGCGTTTCACCGGCTCCGTCATACCCTTTAGAGGCTTTCCAGGTTTTCGCTTCTTCCAACGTGTCTGCTCCGGTAGCAGTCGTTGTATCCAGATTACTGTTGACCCATGCATACCAGTGGCCGTTAATTTTCTGACTGGCCGCTTTAAGCGCAGCGTCAACGTCCGGGATATGGCTCCAGGCCGGGGCGTCCATGATGGTGGGGATTATGTTGTAAGTAGGATAAACCCGATCAATTACACTGATCCCCGTCCTGGCCCCTGTTGCCCCATCGATCCCGCCGATGAGTTCAGTTTTGGTGACAGCGTCCGGATCGACTTCGTCAAACGTGACAGCGACGGGAGAGACCAGCGTCCCTTTGAGATCGGTAATCAGCACCTTGGCTCCGTCTGAGGTATAGGCCGCCGTGTAGTCAGTACCCAAAACCTTTCCCGCGATCGCGATAGTGTTCAAAATCACCTTATCGTTTTCGATATAGCCCTTCCCATTGGTCAGGGCAACGTTGGCGGTTTGGTCCGGAGTAACCATCGTTGCCGGGTCCAGGACGTTTACTAGGACAATTGGACCGATGGGCTGAATATCATTCTTGAAATGTGCGTAAACTGCTTCGCATAAATCGAAGTCGGCCCAATTGCTATCATTGTAACCGCATTTAGCAACAGCATCATTAAAGCTCTGGACCAGAATCGGCTTGTTAACTTTATCGCTGAAATCAGCCAGTTGATGGACTGGCAGCCGCCCAAAATAGACCGGCAGCGTGGACACCCCCGGAGGCGGAACAAAGTCCTTGGTAGCTAACAAATCAGCATAAACACCATGCTTATAAGGCACTGTTTAATCACCTCGCTATAAGTATTTTCTTGCAATCTCTGAAGGGGGATAACTCTGCTTCCTGATTGAAAAGGTAATCCAGCCGTACCAATAGGGATAAGGTTGCTCCTGGTACATCCCCCATTTAATAGGTTTCTGTACTTCTCCCACATTTTTAATAACCATGTTTTTGACCAGTTCCGCCACTGTTCGGTCAATTAGGTTCAGCAGGTCGTTGTATCCCTTAAAATCCGGAATGTATTTCAGGCTGCCTTCTTCTGTCGGTTCATGCAGGCCTGGACTGTAAACGGCAGCTGAAATCCGGATATTAACCTCAGCATCCTGCCCGTCATCGAACCCCTCATCCATCCCCACGATCAGGCAGGGAATACCAGATTCAGTTCCTTCCGGTAGATATCCCGCGGGAGGAATCCAGCCGGTATGCACCGCCGGGTGAACCAGTTCATATTCCATGATTTTGTTGTTTTCGGCTTTTTGAAGTTTTATCTTAGGGGATACCTTTTCAAGTAAAAATCCCTGAAGGCCTTCGAGGATAGATACAGTTGACATACAGCTACGCCCCTTACTTTATCGCCTTACCTATATTAAGTATCTGGCGAGTAATCTCATGTTCCAACCGTTCGGCCATCTTCTCATTTGCAGCTTTTTGAATGGTTTCGGCAACCTGTTCGTTTGTAATCATCTGAGGTATTGATAGAGTACGGAGTACGGTTATCGGCAACCGTGTCTTCCCTATACGCTTAAAGACATTGAACTGCACCTTATCGGCTGAACTGGCGCCGGTACCAGCGACAAATGGTTTTGGATCAGTATTAATCACCTTCCGGCCGCCAGCACGTTTAATTGTCGCCTTCACTTTGTATTTTCTTTTACTTGGTGCTGAAGGGCTGTGCGGGAAATGCGCCAGGCTCAAGAGATATCCCGTTGAGACAATACTAGCTTCAAGGCTTTTAGCCGATGGCCGCTTAATTCCTCCCTTAAAACTAGCCTTCACTTCAGAGGTCTTAACAGCATACTCCTTGGTTACAATTCGGCCGACTTGGGTAACCGTGTAGTCAATAGTTCGATTCAAGGCGCTTACCGTTGCGGCCGCAACCTCAGCTTCAAATCCCTTTAACTCAATTGCTAGCCGCTCGATTTGCTTAGTATCAATAAAAATATCTTGTTTGGCCATATTACATGCCCCGGTTCTGACTGAGGATTATCTCAAACATGCCATCATTATCACGGCAGTTAAATACATACATCTGACGGCCGTCGAAGATTTGGGGAGTGCCCTCTTCCGGACGCTCCCCATAATCCTCAGCTTTGACAAAATAAAGGATCTCGCCTACACTGATGCCGTCATACTCTTTTTGGGACCGCTCCTTCAACTGGTCCTCATCGACAATCACATTAAGCGTACGGCCATCAATCTGGTGTGGTTCGGCAAGCTCGTTTTGGTTAAAGAAGATAGCCAGGTCCTGGGCTATCTGCTCTTTAAATGTACTCATGGTTAATCAATCTTAACGCTACCCACAGCATCAGCCTGGGCCTTGGGCGCCGCAGCATATCCTGCTTTATACGTCCCCACTGTTTTTGTAAGGATGTTGTTGGCAGCATCCCAATAAAGGGCATCACCGGTATTAAATACAACAGTATTATCCGCGGGAAGTTCAAATACCCCCGTAGCATTCACTGATCCTGTTGCTCCTTTAGCGATGTTTTCCGCAGCTACAAAGATTCTCCCGCCGGCCGCAATGACATCCTTATAAGCAACATCCGCGCCCGTCCCATTGGTCCAGTCAAGTACCTTTCCCTCTTGAATAAAAGTAGCCTTTGGCATATCAACTTTCCTCCTTAATGGATAATTTAAAGGGTTGAGTGCATAAGATATCTTACGCACTCAACTGCATTCTAAAATCTTAAGCTGGCGCCTTGCCGGGGTTCTTATACAGTCCGCGGTAATCAAGGACCGTGACACCGTAGTCGATATAAATCCGCCATTTAATACCCAGGAATTCAAATCCTACCTGGCTTTCAAGCTTAGGCATGTCGTTTCCATTGAGATACGTTACCTCTATCGTGTCGATATCCCCGGGCGCTGCGGCCAGGAACCAGGCAATTTCACTGCTGAGTTCCGCATCCACCACAGGAGTCAGGGAATTCCGGAAAACGTTTACCACGCCAGCATTAGCACTTGCCGGATCTGCGATTGACCACAGGAATTTCTGTGCGTCGGTTTCAAGTTCTGCCGGCACCAAAATGAAGGCAGGGGCAATATTCAGGGTTTCTTTACCGCGTAAGTTTTTCTGCTTCCTCATGGCCGTCCTGCCGGCGCTGACGGTAGTTGTCCCGATGTAGTCACCGGCAGCGGCCAGGTTCTTGTGAGCTACATCGAAAAGCGGTTTGTTATCATATATCACAACATTGTCATTTAACTGTTTGTAAACCAGTTTATTAATGCCGCGGGCCGCCGCCCGGACATATGCCTCCGGAACACGAACCAGCATCCCCAGGTCATCATTAATCAGTGCCTGACGGGTGAATCCCCAGCTGCGGCCAAAAGTTGCCAGGCTTCTCGCGACTCCATTGTCACTCATTTCATCAAACTTGAATTCGCCTGATTGAGTCATAGGCAACAGATCCCCGGCTTCGGAAATCTGATAGACTTTTGTCGGCTTAAAGTCTGTATTGCTGCCCCTGCTGGTCCAGGCCTGGTAGGTTGTAGTCGCTGCCCTATAGGCAATAGCCATTGATTTATTGACGGTGTTGTCCATAATACCAGCGAATTGGCTATCAGGAGAAAGCGCTTCCCTGAACAGCGTATCGTCATCCATCCGGTGGGCTCCGGCTTTTCCTTTCCTGATAACACACTCTACGGCCAGGTCACGCAGCCTCATTCCCCTTAAATCGCGGGCGCCGTCTGCCGGTTTTTCCGGATCCTTTCCCGCCCTCATCAGTATTGCATCAGAAGCAGCCTCCCGGAACTTGTCGGCCTCTTCTCTTTCGACACGTACACCGGGCAGGCCCCCAACAATAGGTTTCATTTTCCCCCTCACAATTTCCAGTACCGCAGCGCGGACCTGGTCCACCGTTGAACCATTGTCGATATGGTCTTTGGGGTCAATTTCAAATTCTCTGCATAGAGCCGTAATATCACTGACGCGCTGTCTTTCAGCTTTTACGGCTCTTTCGGTTTCGGTCTGCGTTTGGGCCGCTCTTTCCTCTTCTGCAATTTCGGTTTTAAGGGTATCGATCTCCCGTTGCAGAGCATCAAATTCCACCTGTTCTTCTGCGGTTAAATCACGCCCCGCAGCTTTGGCACTATTTACAATCTCCTGTTGCCTCAGCGTCTTAATTCTAAGCTTTTCTTTCTTGTTCAATTTCTTGCCCTCCTATAAAAAATTTTTATTTATTTGAAGCTGCCTTTCAAGGATGCCAGTTAAACCACTGTTCACCCTTGCTCTTGGCGCATTCCAAGGGATACCTGGCCCTTCTGCTTCCCTGCCTACCCCAACTGACGGATCTGCTGGTATAGGTTCAATACTTATTTCAAACGGTTCCCATTTCAATGCTATATAGGCCGGACCTGTGAATCTTCCGTTAGAGGATTGTTTGCCGGGCATAACTTCTTCCCAGCTGTCTACGCTATAGCCAAATGACACCCCACGTATTGATCCGCCAAGCATTTTTGCCTTTACTTTCTGGCTGTCTTCATCCTCATCAATGTTTATAATGGCCCTACTTTTACGCTGCTCAACATCCAGCCAAGCCTTTTCGATTCGCCCAATAGGCATTTTGCCGTATTTGACATCTCTACCGTGGGTAAATAGCACGGTCCCAACGGTCATTAACCTGTTAAAATCAACTGCGCCTTCTTCGTGTAGAAGGATTTCAGCCCCAAACCATCTATTGACAGCATATTCCGAAGAAAAAGAAAGCTCAATTTGATTTGAGTTTCCTTCCACTGCCCGGAATTCCGCAGCTATAGTTCTAGGCTCCTGTATTCCCGTTGTCGGTTTCGTTCGCTGGTGCATTTTTATTACCACCTCCCGAAATATCTACGCCCAATTCCTGGGCCATTTTCATTTCCGCCGCCCGCTGTTTCAGAATATCCCGCCAGTCCTCGCCTCGCTCAGCGCATATCCTTGCCAAAGTATCCTGCCCAGTGCTCAGAGCAGTTTTGTTTGCTGTTACTTCCTTGAGTGGATCAATCCAACTCCACCCGGGCGGGATCCACACATGTTTCAGGTACCGGCGCTTATCCTGCCAGAAATCAGGAATATTGAGCTGACCGGAAAGCACTGCAGATATAACAAACTCGGTGTAAACTTCCTGGCAAAAGTGCTCAATTAAAAACTGCTGCCAAATGCCATAGGTCCGCTGATCCTCCAGGAGCCCCTGCCTGGCGCTTGAATAATTGACCTGTGACATATCCCTGGACACTGCCTCATAAGAAAGCCCTTGCCCGGATCCAGCAAGGCGCTGTTGGGTAGTTATGAAGTCTTTTGCGCTTGTTGCTTGACCGGAAGGGGTAACGGGCGTAACGCCTTCACCGGGTTGCAGTTCTTTTATCATCCCTGGTGATATAGTCTGTTGCTGGTACCCGCTTTGCTTGTCCGTTTTTCCTCCGCTTATCCCCCTCCCTATTGTGCCAGTAGGATTTTGCTTTGTGATAAATACGGAAAGGCAGGCAAGGATCCGCTCCTTCACACTCACGGCTTCAACGAACTCATTCACATCCCGCACCCTGGGCACCGTCTTAGCCAACGGGCTCATTTCCCGAATCTGTGACGGCCGGTTTTTTTGCCAGAGGAATATTATCCGCTTTTCCTCTATCCGCTCAGACTTACCAGTCCAAAAACCATCAGGTGTGTATTTCTTCAGCCAGTAAGCTACCGGCTTGTTGTATTCGTCCAGCTCTATGCCGTTCCAAACCCGATTTCTGCCCAGCCCCGGCAGGGAATTGATAGAAGTGTCCAGTTCATCAACCTCACGGGCCTGCAGAGCAAATGGCACCGTTCCGCCTTTGGTGTAGGCCTTAACAAACATGATCCCGCCATCAACTTCCAGCCGGCGCACTGCCATGCGCTGCATCTCTGCAAAGGACTGAAGGCCGGTCACATCACAGTTTCTAGGCTCGCACCACTCAGCCCATATGTCCTCAATCTGCTGGTTGAGTTCGTCGTCATCGCTTCCGTCAGGCTTTTTTATCTTAGCCTGAACCTTTATCCCGTTCCCCACCACATTCCTTTCCAGCGGACCGATAATAGCCTCGGCAATATCGCTGTTGCGCTCCAGGTCACGTGCTCTTGCCCGGATAATATCACGCTGTGGGGAGTCAGTTTGCTCGGCCGTGGCGTTCACCGGTGTCCACCCGGAGTTAAGCCGGTCGATATTACCGGAATCATAAAAGCCCCTCATGGCCTGGCGCCAGGCTGCGCGCCGGTAACCCCACGAAGGGCTTATAAATCCTATACATCTATCAAGCCAATTCAATAATCCATCACCTCCGATCAAACACGGCAACAAAGGTATCACCTGCGGATTCCTGCGTTAACTGCTGCTGCAGTTGCCGGCGTTCCTGGTATAAAACAGAAAGGTCAGGCCGCTTCAGCCGCCTGCTGCCAATACTGTATTCCTGGGCGCCGCTTTCGATTGCACTAATTGCCGCGTTTATCTGTGTGAGTTGTTCTTGTGTCGTCATCTTAACCACCCGCCTTTCTGGTTAAGCCATGAGTTACCGGTTTTGATAAAACTGTTGCTGACTGTTTCCTGCTTCGGAGTTTCCGGCTTCGGTTGCTCCTGACTCTGCAGTGTGAGGTATCTAACATGTAGCAGGTCAGCCGCCAGGGCCGCATATACCTCGGCGTCAAGATAGTGGTTAGCTATATGAGTACCTTTCTTTTGCCACACTTCGACTTCCCGGCCGCCTTTTTTCTCAATCACTTTTTCCTCAGCGCATATCTGCTCAGCATAATCAAGGTCACAGCCCTTGAATACCATCCATGAGCCAGGGCCATTAGGGCGCTTTAGCCGGCTGGCAATCATGTCTTTATACTGGGCGCCGTCCACCAGGTATAGACGCATACCGTAAGCTTTGCTGTCTACCTTGTCAATTGTGCTGATTCGGTAGCGTGATAGTAGGGGATTTGATGAGCCCTTTACCGGTACCGCCCATTCCTGATTGATAGCACAGAAGTCGTATACTTCATCTGTTCTATCTCCAGAGTCAACGCCACACAAGTTTACCTGGAAGGTGTTACCCTGCCGGTCTGTGTAAGGCAGGTTCATGATATATTCAATCTCGTCCCAGGTATCGGCTAGTCCGTGGGCGATATTCCAGCTGGTCATTGACGTTCCCCAGGCACGTATTGTCCAAACAAAATAATTTTTTTGAACGTCAACGCCACCAGTAATCAGCATGGTACCGTCCGGGACCACTCCTTCTTCATATTCGCTCTGTCGTTCCAATACTTTATCCGAGTTCATTTTGACCTCTGTGTTCTCCCAGGGCTCGGCAAGCCAGGAATTCACAAAGTTCATCAGGAGTTCAGGGAAATTTTTTGACTTAAGAAACTCATAAGCCACATCCCCAAAACGTACCCAGGGGGAATAAATAGCGTTAATATGAAAAGCTGTTTTTCTGGTCCCTGCCTTTTTTTCAAATTGCCACTGGCCAGCTTTTAACATTCCAGGTTTGTGCCCGTCGGTGATAATCCCCCGGCACTGCTCACACTCATAATAAGCTGTCGCCTGGACCGCTTCCGGGGTCTTGGCTGTCTTGGGCCATTTAATCTGTTTAAACCTCAGCGCCTGGCTGTGGCCACAATGCGGACAGGGCACGTAATACCGGAGTTGGCTGTCGGCAGCCTCCCATTCCTGCCAGATAGGGCCATATTTAAATGTCGGTGTTGAGGTCTGGAATATTTTTTTATTATGGGCAAAAGTCTTTGTCCGCTCACGCGCCAGGCTTCTCGGATCCGCTTCCTTGCCGGCGTTGGTCGGGTACTTATCAACTTCGTCAAAGAGCAGGTACCGGATTGGCCTGGAGGCCAGCGACGCCGGAGAGTTTGCACCCGACAGGACAACATACATTCCGTCAAACTGCAACTCCAGGATCTTGCTTTCCTTGTCCTGGTACCGCTCTTTTAAGACCGGGCACAGGCTGATCATCGGCTGTACCCGGTTTTTCGAGGTAAACTCAGCCAGTTCAAGTGTCGGATATACAATCAATGTCGGGCTCGGATCCTGAGATATGATATACCCGACAATATTATTCAGGCCTTCGGTACCGCCCACCTGAGTCGGCTTAACAAAAATTATTTCCTCGATGTCCGGGTCGATAAAGGCGTCCATGATACCCTGCAGGTAAGGGGTTCTCATGGTCCTCCATTGACCGGGCTCGGCAGATGTTTTAGCATCAAGAATCCGGTATTTGTCCGCCCATTCGGAAACTGTGAGCTGCTCGGGCGGCTTGAATATTTTTAGAGCGTCACTAAGCCAGGAAGGCCATTCAGTTTTTTGCTTTTTTACGCGGCGGCGCTTTATAGACGCCATCAATGCTGAGTTGTTCGAGAGCATCTAGTGTCAGCTCCGTTACCATCTTCTCAATCCTCCTGGCCGTGATTGAATCAACATAAGACGAAAGCTCTGTGGCTATCCTGCGACTGTACCCCAGCATGGACCTTTTTATCACAACAAAAAACCGCTTGAGCTCAGCGGTAATTTCCTCCTTAGGTGTGTACTCTCCCCGGGCAATTGCGTTTTTGAATTCAGCTTCCTCTGCCTTCTGCTCTTTCAGCTTGGCTTCAGCTGCAAGCTTCTTCTGGTTCAGTGAAATCTCCTCGGCCTTTTCATCGGTTTTTAGACGACCTCCTGGTGTCAGAAGCCCTTTCCACGTCAGAACATCCCTGATGCTCCACCAGCCCCGGGCTTCTTTCGGGCAGCCCTGGGACATCCAAAAAGAAAGAGTTTGCTGCGATATATTTAGTGCTTCAGTCAAGGCCATCGTTGTCAGGCAAACTTTGCCATTTATAATTTTTGCCAGTTGTTTAGTTGCCACTGACATCACCAATTCACTAATGATTTTTTTTGTTTATACTGGGTGAAATTTCGGGACTCGCCAGACCCGCACCTGTGGTACCCCTTCGGAAGGACCCATGAAAAGGCATAAAGAAAAGAGCCCGGAGGCTCTATGTTTATTTCATATTTTCTGGTATGAATTTTCTTAGAGTATCAGAGCTTGACCACTCTAACATTTTAATCACCAAGGCCCCGCCTATGGAAATATTTAAAGCAGACCGTTGTTCTCTCCCCGCCTGCCCGACATCGACAACCGGGGCGTGTCGCCGGACTGCTTTTTGACAAAACAAAAAACCCCCCTCTCAGCGAGTATCTACTCTTAGTGTCTATGGTACAAGCTAATGATATTTTAAATTTGTCAAACTGTCAAGTATTGGTTAAATAAATTTCTCGGCAGCTTCTTCTTTTTTCTTGAACTTCGTGAACCCCGGCTCCTTGGGTCAATTACCTGGACCAATGGCGGCACTTCAGTATATCCCCTGCCCAAACACCACCTAAACTGCAATCTTAACTCCTCAGCATACTGCCAATCAGTTTTCTTCTGCTCTATCGCTTTTAATTTCGATTCATCTTCCCACCATTCCCCGCCGCATTTTGGGCACTTCCAGAAGTCATTTTTCTTGTCGTAAAGCATTACCTCGTTACACCTTGGACAATGTAAGATTTCCGTCGTATCAAGCCTAAACCATGCCAACCCCTTCACCCCCTTGACAAATGTTTTATATGGCAGTTTTAAACTTAAAGTATATTCGCATTTACTTCCGCTGCCAGGTGCTGGCATTTGCATTTCAAAAATCTTGTATTCTTCCTGATTCTCGCATATAAAAAGATTTTCACCTTCATCATGGCTCCAATACAATGGCAGCCGCCCCTTTTTAATTAGTTATTGAGTTTTTTCTTTAGAATGTGCAGTTAACTACCACAAAACTGCTTAATATTAAACACTCTCCAATTTTCCGAAAACATTTTATCTGTATTTTTCTTCCAAAATGGTTCTCTAATTAAATTAGCATTTTGATCAATTGCTTGTACTTTAACCATTTTTTCTGATTTATTAATATCTATAACTACAAAAGTAAGTCCCGATGGTCTTAATAACGGGTTTTCAAATTGGTCGCCTATGTTTATTTCAGTAATCGGTAACATGCTTTATCCTCCTTCGCATTTTTAACAATCTGCGCAGCTACTCCACCGGCTTAAAGGTTACCACCTGCCACTCACCCCGGTAATCAGGTAAATCAATGCAAGCCACCAGGTTCTGAGGCAGGTCCAGGAAATTAGCATCCATGGACAGCAGAGCGCGCCCGTGATGCACGGCCAGGCGGGCGGCCGACTCGCTCAATCCATCTACCCTCCGCGTGCTCGCCCAGGCGTACTATGATTTTTTTTCGCTTTCTGTTTTTGCGCATCATACCGCCTCCAGGGCCTCCGAACCAATTCACCGTCGCCAAGTTTGTATTCGAGTTCGGAGAAAATTCTCTCGCAGTTCATGCACCGCCACCGGCGCACGTCGTCGCCTCTGAATATCTCGTGGAGTGGTTTGCCGCAAGCCGGGCAACTGATTCCATCCACCGGACACACTCCCTTCTCATTCCGCCGGCCGGATCGTGATTTCCACCCGGGGAGGATCGTCATAACGCTTCCGGACAACCTCGTCCACAATCCGGCTGTCGTTCGTGTAGATCACACCCTCCAAGGCGTCCTTGACCGACTTCACCAGGTTGTCCAGGTCGGGCTTGCGGTCCGGATAAATCTCTTTTTTGGGTCTGGATTTCGGCCGCAAAAGGTAGAACGTCGCCTCCAGCGCCAACGGTCCGTCCAGGAGTTGGCCGGGCCGGCTCTGCAGAGCCTGCGCCCGGATGCTATCCTCCCAGCTGGCCGTTTGCTCCGGCGTGAAACTGATACTCTTGCCCTTTTTAGTCCGGACCGTGCGCGCCCGGGCTTTGGGTACCGGGTGGCCGTATACTGTCAGGCTGACCATGACTTCAAGCCACCCCCTTAGTATCCAGTTCCCGTCGGCGCGCCTCTTTACGGAGTTTGGACTTAGCGCTAGGCCTGCGCTCTCTCCGGATAACGTCCAGTAATTCCTCGTCAGTTAACTCCTTAACCAGCGTATTCCAAACTTCATACAGATCATCGGTTTCCAAGATAGCCTGGACATTTTCATTTGCCGGCTCCGCCTCCGCGGCAAGCTTATACCCTTTACCCCTGGCATATATATCAAGGTCAGCCTGAGCTTCTTCCCGGGTATTTCTAAGAGGTAATGACGGGCTTTTCAGTCTATGCGAACCTTTTCCGCCCGGTTTGGTGTAGCAGGTCATCCAGGTTTCACCGCCGCTGATACCCGGGCTTACGAAAAGCAGGCGCCCCTTGTCGTCGATATAGGTATCAGGTTCAACATCAACTGCGGTTTCACTCTCTTTGCGCCCCTTGGTTGGTAGATTCTCATTGGTATCTAACTTGCTCAGGCGCACCTCAATCTCCATTGGATCCATTAGTAAATAATCCATCCAAATTCCACGCCCCCTGGCCTCCACCTCAAGCTTTGTAAGCCCTGCTTTTCTTTTCTCGTACTGTAAGCAGTAAATTAGCTCATCATCGGTAAGCAAAGAAATATTGCTGTCATAATTCGGGTCACTCACCGAATTACAAATAATCCAGCCAACTCTGCCCTTAATTCTCCCTTCACGACCAAAATCATCAGTGTCGTTTTCGGGCTCGTTATCGTTCTCGACGACAGGATTCGCCGGGCTATCGTCTGGTGGTTCATACTCAAGCATCCAACTCCGAATCCCCTTTAACCCCTCGGCCACTGCCGGCCACTCGAAAATGATTTCCCAAAGCTGCTGCTCGCTGAGAGTTTCCAGTCTCGATCTAAACGTATCCCATTCACTAAAAAGAAGTTGATACCAGCCGCTTTTAAAAAGGTCATCCTCCCAGCCAAACTTATCTTTGAGATACTGGTATCTGGTTATTTTCCTGTCGGAATCGTTGCTAATCTTAGCCAAAATATGAGCTGCCAGGTAAATCAAAACCGGACGCTCGACATCAAATGTGGCACACATATCCGCTATGTCTTTTGATAACTTAGCGATTTTTTCTATTTCAACCTGAAAGGCGTCATGCGAGGCTTTATTCTTTATTTTTGTCATGGCGGTTTTCTTTTTCTTCATGCAGGCAGGATCCAGGCAATAATATTGACTGCCCCTATCCTTACCCAGCTTCCTTTTGGCACAATCGTTACATTCGGACTGATCGTAATCAGAAGATCCTTCATGCCAATACTCATACTGGTTGAAGCTCAGCTTCCCAATATCTACAACGTCAGCATTCTCGGCCTTTTCAATGTTTTTCTGAAGCGCTTCAGCTTGCTTTTTGTCCCAGCATTCCCGATTCATGCAATATGGCTGATCTTGATCGCTCGCCCATGCCGCCCCCATGGCACGATGTTCGCATTCGTAGCAGTCGGAGCCCTTGCCGCATTTAAACCGTGGCTTTTTGTCCGTGCTCCAGTGGTCATAAAGGGGCATGCCATTATCAGCCACTTGTTTACGCACCAAATCCGCTGTTTTTGCTACTGGAACATTGTCACTGGCAATAGTCTCTGCGGCCTTTTTTATTATTTCAACAGGAACATTCTTACAGCCGGCCAGCACTCGACCATGTGAAGGTGAAATTATTTCACGTGAAATATTTTCTTGAATCTCTTCCGGGAGATCCAGCAGCCGGATCCGGTTTGCAATATGGCTTTGACTCACGCCTAACTCTTTGGCCAGGGTTTCCTGAGTTATATCGTTGTTTGTGTCGAGTAGTAATTTATATGCCCGGGCCTCCTCAATGGGATCCAGGTCCTGACGTTGAAGGTTCTCAATTACCGCCATGCGAATCTCTTGCTCAGCTGACATGTTAAATTTAACGATGCAAGGTACTTCATCGAGGCCGGCCATCGTAGCGGCTCTCCACCTACGCTCACCCGCGATAATCCGGAACCGGTATTCTTCGTTGGGATCTTGGTTAGGTTGGTAGGCACTGACTACCAGTGGTTCAATAATGCCAACCTCCCGGATACTGTCGGCCAGCTCCTTTAACTTGGCCGAATCAAAGTTTTTCCGGGGATTCAGTATATTACGCTCAATAGAGCTAATTTTAATATTTTGCATATTTCTCCCTCCGTTTCTCTTCGTTTCTTCTTCGGAGTATGGCTTTCCCGCGCCGGATGGCTACGGCAAACAGTTCTTTGTCAAGCAGAAGGAGCTTATTCACTTCTGCCGGCAGCAGGAATACCGTGCAGCCGGGCAATTTAATTTCGATGAAGTTATTCCGGCGCGAATCAGCCATGGGTACCTCCGTGTTAAACAGCAAATGTTATATTATAATGCAACCTCGGTCGTACTGAATACCTTGTTAATTCTGTCCAGGGAACACTGAAATATATTGCGATAGTATTCAAGTAACTTCTCAACCCGGGGTGAAGCATAATCGATATTTTCTATGATCCGGGTAATGTCATCCAGGTCCTCAATGAGTTCTTCACGCAACTGCACAACCTGGGCGATGGTCAGGCGTCCGGTAGTTTCCTGGGTAGGTTCTTCACTTGCTTTGGTTTCGCTGACTTGGGGCTCTTGCTGTCCGGGATTGTCCGGATTTTTTACCACTTTAGGTGTTGTTATTCCCCATTCACCTCGCTTGACTAATCCAAAGGCGTCCAGCCAATTCGTAGGGATTCCCTGTATCTCAATGATTTTCTTGTCAGACATTCCCTGAGCTTTCAGCTCAAGGTATTGCTCCTTAGTTATGCGCTCATGGATAATTTCCCGCCTGGTCTTTGGTTGTGTCTCCGGTTCAGCCTGGCCGACGCTTTCCGTTGTATTAGGATTTCCGTCCACCCCAAGATTCTTGTATTCCGGTTTTTCTATGATAAGCTGAGTATTTTCTTCCATGGGCTTATCCTCCTTCCATTTGCCCGGTACCGCTACACAATGCCGGGCCATCTCGTTTTTCATCCTGGTCACGCTTACCCTGGCCATCCTGGCGGCGTGCTGCAGGCTTGAAGCTTGTTCGACCGCGAAAACAACCTCACCCCGTGTCAAAATACGATCCTTCGGTATTTCAGGTGGACCATATTTTGCCCGTTCATCAGGCGTCATCTGCCGGACTGTAACAGGACCGGCACCAGCATAACCATCTCCAACATCCGAACGTTCAAAGGGAAATCGCGGCGCTCCCAATCTCGATTTTGCTATACTCAGGTTATGGCCGCTCTGGCCGGCCACTTTCCCCACCTCCCCGATTCATGGGGTAAATCCTCTTTTTTATGCGTGACGATGCGTCTACACATCCTCCATAAACGCTGTTTGCCCGGTCACATCCTTGCCGCCTCTTATAACGTCCAGCCTTGGCCTGACTTTTGCAGCCGGTACAACTGGCCAACCCAGGAGGTCCTCACGCTTTTGGCCAGCCTGGCAAATACACCGGTACCCGAATTCATATACCAGTTCATCCATTTGCTCATTCAGAATTACAAATCCCCGGTCTTTGCATATGTTGCATTTGTGCCGCTTGATAAAGCTTTTACCGTCGTTCCGGGCCTTGTATTCCTTCTCCTTCAAGAAAACCAAATAGCTTGGAGATACCGTGATGTTGGTCCCGCAGGACGGACACCTTACCGAATACTGCTTGCCGACAAGCATCGGAACGGCGCCGCACAGGCGGCATTTAATGCCGACATCAATACCCTGTAGCTCATCAAGGATTTCAGAAAATGATTTCACGGTGATCTACCTCCGTAAACTTTTTCAAGAATGGCGGTAACGTATTCCTCACCGTACCCGCGGGCAATCTCCTCCACCTGGTCACGCGGCGGGTCCGGCCCGCATTGCAAAGTGATATAGTCACATGCTGCCCGTATCGTTTCTTCACGCCTTTTCTGCTCAAGCCTGGCAACTTTGGCCGGGTCTTCAACTGGTTCATCCGTATATCCATGCTTTGCCCGTTCGTAGGCTTGCTCATATTCCATAACCTCGCGTAGTGTACGGCAATTGCTTTTTTCCCAGGAGAACAGGATTTTGTCAATGTACCGCATATTGAACTTGCCTTTAAGCACGGCCCGGCGCAAAGCTTCCCTGATAACATCCGGCATAAACTTGCTTTGCCATTGGAACAATTGCTCTTTTTCGCTCACTGACAACTCCCTGCCAAAATCGCTTTCAAAAACATTGACAATGTTTTGGGCGGCGTCGGCGGAAAATTGGTTCTCGTCCCGATTGGATTCCGCCTCCGCCTCCGAATACGATTCCGATCCCGATTGGATTCCGCCTCCGATTACGGGGACATATGCAGACATTTGATTGCAATTGATATCAGGTGATTTCATGTTCAAGTAATTACCACTAGGCGCAGGATATTTACTCTTCTTTGCCCGGATCTGCTGATGCCTCCCCCAGGTTACAAACTGTAGATATTGTTTTCCGTCAACTAAATAGATAACAATTAGCTTTTCCCTGACCAAGGCATAAAGCCAGTTCTTAATATCGTTGTTTGTTATCTTGTCCATCTTCATCGGAAAACACTTTGCGCGAAGAATCTGAGGTCGTGCATCCGTACGACCATAATCATCGCAGTTAACCATAAGCCGATAGAAAAAGACCTCTTCCTCCGGTTTAAGGTTGTCTAAGTTCTCGCTGGTGCAAATGCTTTCTTTGATTATCCGGTTTGGCATTCCCGCATCTCCAATAATTCTTAGTCGTTTGATTCTCCGAGGCGCTCCTTGCGCCATTTATGAAGGATACCATAAAGATAACTAACTCCACGCCAGTCCCCAGCCTTTTCATGGGCTATCTCCATTGCATCTTTAATGTCTTCTCGTGAAATAACCCTTAAAAATGTGCGCAATGAAGAAATATCAGGAAACTTTCTAGCCCTGTTATTAGATAATTCATCCCAGTAAGAAAGAAGTTCATTGATATCTTCTTCCTCACGGTCTCTGACAAGTTTTTTAACTTCGTTGTACTCTCTTAACTGGAGCTCCCTTTCAAGCATAATCACGGTTTGCTCATGCACGTCAATTACAGGTGCTCGATCATCTAATAAGCTAGCACCTTTTCCACGGTTACATTCATAGCAAGAGGTAACCAGGTTTTCCATTTCGTCAGTCCCGCCCTTTGAAACCGGGATAACACGATCCAACTCAAGAACAACAACTGGTGTTCTTCTTCCACAGTATTGGCAAGTAAACCCATCCCTCTTAAATACTTCAAAGCGAACTTTGCTGCTTATTCCATTTCTTTTACTCATGCCCGTGCCTCCATGTAGTTAAAAGGGAACGTCTTCCATCACCGGCGGTCTGTCCTCCAGTTGCCGCTTAACCTCCGCCTTGGCGCGCTGCCACAGGCTATCGAAAGTCATACTCAGATCCCCGTTGACATCCATCTCAATTTCAGCTTCAGCCCGCTTGTGATTGTATCCCGGTCCGCTCTTCAGCTCCGCGTAGTTAACCTTGATTTTCATAGTGCCCCTCCTTGTTTCGCAAAATCTCTAGAATATACAGCTAGTCTGTCAACCTAACCTTTGAATAACATCGTCAATAGACCCCGAGAAAACATCTGCCCATAAATGAGTAGGACAACACACCCCCGCACCAGGGTTGCCAACGATAATTGACTGTTTACCCATCCCTACTCCTAGTGCCCAGTCAGCGGTAGCATCCAGGCCACAGGGCAGGAGGAGTATAATCAGTTCTGCCCAGGCAATGGCCTGATAATTCTCCCTCATTGCGAATCTAAACTCCGGCCGGTCCAGATACTCATGATAATCATGTTTCCCTGGATCGAATTGTTCCGGAAACTTTTCTGGCTATATCTCCGACATTTTCCGGCGCTTATGGTCCGTGAAGTCAAAGACCTCGTGACCGAGATTCCGTAGTTTGTTTGCCAGCGTCCGGACTTCTTCGCGCTTTTTCCATGAGGCACTTATATAAATCTTCATCAGAAATCACTTCCTTCGCATTTTCAACATCATACGCACTTGAATCATCCGGCGGCGGTATCTTCGCCCCGCAAGTGTGACGAGACCACGTCCCGGCAGTGTCCGCACTCCAGTTCTCTGCCCCACAGCATGGGCAGATTCTACACACAGCCATCACTTATCAGCCTCCTTTAGCGCCGCTTCAGCCTCGGCGCGGGTAGTATACGCCCGTCCAACCGGAATATCGCATGTTCCGTGCTCGTCATAGGTCGTGTAGAATTCGTTTTCATCCTCTTTGATATAGCCGGACAAATGTAGTTCCTCAACGCCTATATCCTTACTGCCATCTAATTCCTCATCTTGGTATATCGTGTAAATAGGAGCACCTATCGGAACAGGAAGCACTACCACCCGTCCAGCCAGCCATGCCTCGCATAGCCTTTCCATTTCATCCGGAGGAATATCGGCAGTTAGGGCAGCGAGAGTGTTCCATAGTTCCTTATATGCTTCATCTGCCTTGTCGCTTATATTTGCTTCTATATCGCCGCATGTATCGCACCATGCTTTGATAGTGGCCGGGTTATATTCATTCCCGGCTATAAAATGGCTAATTAGCTTTTTCGCCGCTGCCGCCACCGCTTTGAGGTAGGCATTTTCAGCTTCGGCCTCCATTGCCCGCTTTGTTATATCCATGATTTCTGCCAATACCTTATCTGATGCACCACATTGTTTAAGTGTAGCCACCAAGTCTTTCACGCTCATCCCGTCAACCTCCTCGGCCAACGGCCATGGTCGTTGTAAAACTTGTATTGATAGAATAAGCTTTGCTGGTTATGCGGCATTTCCGGATCATGTTTCGTAGCGCACTCTGGGCATGTCCCCGGGGTTGCCGGGAGCATAGCGAAACACCCAAGGTGTTTACCTGGAATTAACGGCAATTTTATTCTCCTCCTTCCGGCCACCTTTCCACGGTAGGCGCTCGTTTAATTCGTCTGAAACTTTTCCCGCACAACTTGGGCACAGCAGGGCCCGCATCGGGGATCTGTCTAGTTTAATTTCGATAAGCCTTTTCGACCAAAATCCGCATTCATCACAAGCCTGCATTGCATCACGTTGCTGTTTAATAATCTTCGTTATCATCCCGCCTGCCTCCGTTCCTGCTGATCCGATTTGATCCCCCGGTGCTGCATCTCAATTACCACATCATCAAGTTTCCGGCTAATGGCAACAACATCTGAGTCACTGTATTTTCTCCCGTTTGTTACGCGGCTTAATTCGTCCTGGTATAGGTAATAGAGTATCCAGAGCTCAAAATCACTGACAGTTTTTAACGATGGCATATTTTTAAGCCACCCTTCTAAAAATATTAGGATTAATTTCCCAGCCATAAATAGTATATGGATGACGGGACACAAAGCCCCACCAATGAATATTTATTCAGCGTTTATGCAACGGCTGTCGCTGATGCCTTATTCTCCTCAACAGACTTAACACTAATTACCATATCTGGCAAGACTTCTTCCAGGAACATGCTCGGCTCAACATCCTTGCCCTGGTACATATCCATAGTGCTCAGGTATAATCTTTCCTTTGCCCTGGTCATGCCGACATAGCAAAGCCGGCGTTCTTCTTCAACTGATTCTGGTACCAGTTTTCCATTGACATATTCACAGCTGCGCCGGTGCGGCAGCAGTCCCTGGACCATGCCGGCCAGAAACACCACGGGGAATTCCAGCCCCTTGGACCGGTGCAGGGTCATGAGCTGTACCTTGTCGGCGCCAGCCTCCGGATCTGCCGGCCGGCTGCCAGCCTGCTCGCAGTAAAACACAAAGTCACGCAGATTGGTAAACCTATTCGCAGCACTGGCCAGGGCGTCAAGGTTCTCCAAGCGCTGGTTATCCGCACTTTCCTCGGCCCCTTCTTCCTCGCAGAGCCAGTTATCATAGCCGGTCACCCTGCGCACTTCCATCACCATTTGCGCCGGTGTGCGCTCATCAGAAAAGCGCTGCAACTGGCTAATGCAGTAAATAAAGTCACGCACTCCCCGGTACCGGTACTGGGAAGCTTCCGGGCAGGTATTGATCGCATCCAGGAGCGATATTCCTTGCCGGCTGGCGTAGTCTTGCGCCTTCTGGAGGAACACCTTTCCCAAGTACCGCTTTGGCACATTCAGCACGCGGGTAATTGCTTCCGTGTCGTTCGGGTCCTCCAGGATCCGGAGGTAAGCCAATATATCCCGGACCTCTTTCCTGCTGTAAAACCCCGTGGCGCCATAAATGACGTAGGGTACGCTGGCTGCTATCAGTGCATCCTCCAGTGCACGGGAATGGGCGTTAGTTCTGTATAAAACAGCGCAATCACCGAATTTAGCATCTCCGTTATTAACCATGGTTTGAATTTCAGTGATCACCTGTTCAGCTTCATGATCTTCGTCATCGCTTTTGATGCAAAATGGCTCCAGTTGGGGTCCCTGGTGGGCGACACACTCGCCCGGGTAAGCTATTCCGGCGCGTTTAATCAGTTTGTTGGAAAGCTCGACAATATTGCTGGTACTGCGGTAGTTGGTTTCCAGGACCACCACCTTGGCGCCGGGCCACTCCCTTTCAAACTGCAAAATAAAGTCTACCTGGGCAGCTCTCCAGCCATAAATAGCCTGCCTGGCATCACCCACAACAAACACGTTATTAGCCGGCCTGGCCAGGAGCTTTAGAATTTCATATTGGGCTTTGTTCGTATCCTGGAATTCATCCACCAGGATGTATTGAAACTGATTAGCGTAACGGGCCCTGGCACCGGGATTTCCGTTTAATAGTTGGTAACACCATAGCAACATGTCATCAAAATCCAGCTTCTTTTCTTGGTCCTTCAGTTTTTCATATGTCTCGTAAAGGTAACGGTATTTGTTGTCCAGTTCCGGGTTGATTTTGTCAAATGGATCATGCGGCCCGATGAGGTTGTTTTTTTGCCAAGATATAAAACTAAGTGCTGTACCCAAGTCCAGGCTCCAGTTCATCCCGTAAGGGTTGTCTTTCCCTGGAGCGGCCAGGATGTTCCGGATGGTCCGCTTCTGCCAGTATTCCTGTGCCGGCTCCCGCTGCTGGCCGGAAAGCCATTCGTTTCTCAGGATGCGGTAACAGATACTATGAAAGGTACCCATGTTCACCGCGTCGGCGGCCGCGCCGATGAGGGAGCTCAAGCGCTCCTTCATCTCGTCAGCTGCCTTCTTCGTAAAAGTCACTGCCAGTATATTTCCTGGCGCCACTCCATCCTCCACCAGGCGCGCTATCCTGGCGGTCAGCACCTTTGTTTTCCCGCTGCCGGCGCCCGCTATTGTGCAGCAGGGTCCGTCTGTATGAAGCACCGCGGCCCTTTGGCCGGGGTTTAAGCTAGAAAGATCCATTATCATTCTCCTTTTTGTAGAACCGGGATACTACCCGCGCATATACCGGGTCATCCCGGTAAAGCTCAATGTATTCCGGGGTAATCTCCCCGATATCCTGCTCCGGCCTCATGCAAGCCATCAGGCCCGGCCGGTTGCCTTTTTCAGTGAAGTTCCAAAAGCGCTCTTCCCATAGCTCCTCCGGAGTCCAACCCGCGGCCAGGGCATCAAGTACCCTGGCCCGGATCTTCTCCTTTACCAACGAGTGAATATTAGAACGGGATGTCACTGTCATCGAAACTATACCCGTCATCATATTGCTGCCCGGAGTTGCCCTTTGGCTTGTCCAGAAAAATGACCCGATTGGCAACAACCTCTGCAGCTTTTCTCCGCACGCCCTGGCTATCGTCATACGACCGTATTTGCAACCGGCCTTCGACTGCAACCCGCTGGCCCTTCACCAGGTGGTTGGAACAATTCTCGGCCTGCGCCTGCCATACAACGACATCGATGAAATCAGTTTCCTTTTCCCGGTCCTTGACCGGTGGGCGGTCAATGGCTAGGGTGAACTTAGCCACGGCAACCCCGTTCGGGGTGTAACGCAGATCAGGCTCTTTCGTCAACCTACCTATTAAAATTACCCGGTTAAGCATTTATGCCGCACCTGCCTTTTTCTTGGCAAGTTGACTATGAAAATTATTGAGCTGCTTTTGGTCAGTGATAACCTCTATTAAACTTTGTAAATCAGGTTTATTAAAAACCGTTCTGGCAAAATCGTGGACATAGGCTTTATCAAAGCCCATCTCGGCAGCCGAATCCCAAAAGCCGCCCCAGTTAATCTCAGTTTTATCCTGGTTATTATCAGCAGGTGGTGCAGTGCCACCGTTTCTCTTTGGACGTGGGGTTGTATCATCTTTGGGCGGATCCTGTTTCTTTGCCGGTTGCGACAAATTCTTAATGTAAGCTTCGCAATGTTGCTTCATTTTATCGTTGTTTTTGGCAAGCCAGTCGAAATAATCCCGGTCGGACTGATAGAGGTCCGCAAGGGTCTTGCCCTTGTGTTTTCCGAAATTTACTACTACAGCACCTGGATCATCTGATGTTGTTGCTCCGAAATCGTTCAGGTCCTCAATATCTTGTGTAAAAATATCTGAAAGGCTGGCCAGGGTCAAAGTAGCATCCACATAGGCCCGTTTTTTAGCCATTTTTAGAATGGTGTTAGTTAATGAATAGGGGTCTTGGTTAACATATTTTTTCTCTCGGCTGTTACAATTACCAACGCCTTCAGTGATCAGAACACCTTGGCGGCTAATAACACACTTGACGTTATAAGCAAAAAAGCCCTTGTCGTAATCTTCAGTTTTATCCATAATGGAATATTCGGTGGAGCATCCCATCAGCATGTTAATCTTTTCGGCCCCCGGCTTAAACAAGGACGGCTTATCGCCACAACCGGGGATCTTGCCGTAATCATGACCGGGTTTCAGGGTTTTTTGGATAATCTCTTGAAATTCAGTAATCTTACTTATGGTTCTAGCCACCATATTGGTATCAATTGAGTCGATAATACTTAAAGCATTACTTTCCATATCTCTTCCTCCCTTTTCTTCAAAATGTTTTCTGGCATAATTGCCAGTATTGGCACTTATTTTCGCCGCACATAAAACCAGTTGGGTTCGGGTAGAAGTGTCCACCGTGAATAGCTTTTGCCACCCGTCCGATTAAACGAAGTAGCCGGTCCACATCGGCTTGAGTTCTCTTGCCTTCCAATGATACATACTTAGGGGTCTTGTTGTTGACTAAATAATCCAGCTTCACACCAGTAGGATTACAGTCATATTTCATCTGATAAGCTAAATAGTAGGATGTAAGTTGCAGGCTTTTATCGGCCTCATCGCCGGTGGGGGATTTGCTGGCTGTTTTGGTATCGTGAATGTAGCCATCTTGGTCTATTAGGTCAATAAAACCCAAGAGGTAGTAATCTACATTCTCAAACTCAACCTCAACTCTTAGTTCGACGGCTGCCGGCATTATATGAGGGGCGACCTCTTTATGGTATAGTTCGGCCAGACGGATGGAGTCATCCTTGGCCTTGTCTGGGTCATCGTTTCCCCAGTCGGTTAGCGGGGACTGAAGTTCAAATTCGGAAGCGGCCATCTCTTTTATGGCTTCCAAGGGTAGATCAATATTACTGTCCATCTTCTGTTTATAATTCTGCTCAATAGTCTTATGAACCACTTTGCCAACGGTCAGCGCACGGCCTGGCGGCATAGTAACGCCTTTGATGTAATGTAGATAGTATTGCGCCGGGCAGCGCAGGTAACTATTAATCTGTGAAACGCTTAAGTAGGTTTTTGGCAACAACATTTAAAACTTTCCTGCCTCCCATTTTGGCGTTTCCCGTGCTGCCGGTGTTTCTGCTTCAGCGATATAACCGTCCTCAATGATAATAGAACACTCGTCACCCGTGCTAACCCGGGTAGCGATAGCCTGCAGGCCTTCCTGCTCCAACCAGGCGCCGAATTCGTTTAGGGTATCCAGGTCCATCTGCTCCAGCTTGTCCAGCAGGACAAACCCGCACTTGGGATTCAGCCTCCGGACGATGGCCACCGATACCTTGAGCTGATCGGATCCGCTCATGTTGTCCCACTTGTAGCCGTTATAGGTCAGTTCCCCGTCAACTACCGACAGCCCGGGCAGCGGCAGGTCAGCATTGTTCAGCAGGTCAATTTTAGCCTGCCTGACCTTGTTTAATTCGGCCGTAAGGGTATTGTATTGGTTGCTGTACTCAAGTGCGTCCTCTTCAGCTTTTTCCTTGTCCAGATTAGCCCGTACCTTGCGGTTGATTTCTTCGATATTGGCAATATTGCGTTCAAGTTCTTCGGTGGATTCGTCATGTAGATCAATGGCTGATTTCCTGGCGATTTCCAGGTCGGCCAGGATAATCTTTTGTTTGGATAGGAGTTCATCAATCTGCCGCTGGATGGCATCAGCCTGGGTCTGCAGGTTCTGCAGGTTTTGGCGCTTGCGCTGGTTCTCGCCATTCCTGGCCAGTATCTCCTGCTGCTGTTTGATGAGGTCTGACGCGCTGATGGGCTCTTTGGGCGCGTCCGGATAGTATGGCATTTCCTTCGCAAATTTGGCCTTCTGATCAGCAATCTGGCCTATAGCGTGGCGCCGATTGTAGATATCAGTTTCCTGCCGCTCCAGCTCGTTCAGCTGGGCGCCCACGCCGATGATCTGCAGCAAGGTATTGGCTTTCTCCTTGCTGCTGGCTTGCATGAATTTGGGCAGGTCGAGAGCTAACTGCTCGACGAATTCATTAAGCAGCTGCTGGCCGCCTTTCCGGCCGGTGGGGTCGATAACTTTCAGGTCTGAATTTTTACCCTTCCGCTCCACTACCAGGCCATTAGATAAGACCAGGTGGAGATAAGGCGGAATTACAGAACCATCCCGCTGGGGTTGGGACGGCCGGTATTTTTCACCGCCCAGGGCCCAGCAGATAGCGTCTAAAACGCTGGTTTTGCCAACACGATTTTTTCCGCCGATTATAGTCAAGCCATTTATTGTTGGCTTTAAAAAAACTGCTTTGACACGCTTAACATTTTCAATTTGTAACGAATTAATTTTTATTGACACGCTTTATTCCCCTTTCTTTTTTTCCAAGGCCTCCTATTGCGTGATTGGGTTGATGCATCTGCCCATCTATAGTTTTGGGGAGAATATGGGCCATTTACATCAATACGGTCAAGTGTACATTATAATGGCGTGCATGGCGATAGTTTTTAGTGAAATGTAGTAAGTAAACCATTGAAACATCTCCGTTTATTCACTTGACCCTTGTGTTAATACAGTGGTAAAATTTCCAATGAGAAGATTTTTTGATTCTAGCCGCTGACTGCGGCTTTTTTTATTGTCCCGACGTCCGTCAGGCTACCGGCACCATAATATGACCTGGCAGCTATCCGCGGCACCTTCTTGCCACCTTGCCGGGCACATCTACAACCCCAGTAGACTTTGCAACGCTCCAGGTACTGGCAATCTGCACTCTGGCAATCCAGGCGGTCTTTCAGCTGGGCTTTATTCATGGTTTTTAACACCTCCTCTCACCAAAATAGCCTTGCAACAAAGTACCCTATTGCTAGCAAGCAAACCACCACCGTTGCTTTGTTCAGCTTCGCATTGTCGCGCCAGATTAGAGCATCCAGCCTATCCCAAAGATTCTGCTGCGGAGCGATGAGATCGTCATACCTGCGCCCGCGGGTTCGGTATTGGACAGGAATATTTATAATCTTGCGTGTCGATTGGTCTCACCTCCTTGAGGTAGGATTTTCCTCCCTTGCTGTCGAAATTGGCAGTTGTCCAGACTACCAAAACGAGGAAGGGAGGTGTAAAGATATTGAAAGATTTACAAGGTTTAAGCTCTGAATTAGACTCCGTAATCAAAAAACTAAAATATGTTAGCTTATCTTCAGACGCTTCATACGACGCACCTGTGAATAAGCAAAACCTTAATAAGCTCCGGGATGAAACCGTAAAAGCTCTTACAAGTTTTAAAAATATCCTCATTAATCATTTATCAAAGTAAAGCGTCCGCAATCCGTCAGTTGCCACTGGCGGTTTTTTCTTTTACTTCAACGACAATGCCCTCATCATAAAGGCATTCCATTAAAGCTTCCTTGGCTTTCAGATAAGCTTCATATGTTTTATTTAATTTTTCATTGTCGCTTTTCAAAACTATGCTATATAGCTGTTTATCTGCCATTCTTTTTCACCACCTTTCCGCCATAATCTAAAATCAGTTTGCATACAATATCCTGGCGAGGTATTTACTACCAGCACAATAGGGTATTTTATTACGGAGGCGGGGCCTCCGGTTGGTTGTTGGTTAACGAGCTATTTAACTGGCTTTCGTTGCTGCAGCATGGACTTCCGGAAATACTGTCTGCACTTCGGAATAACCAAATTCTTTCGCGATTAAGACCATTTCCCAGTACCACCAGTCACGATGGCCGTTAATTTTTTGCACCAAGGAGTTTTCCGATATGCCGATTTTTTTGGACAAATCTTTCAGGGTAATACCGTGTTCGACCATTAATCCTTTTAGTTTTCTGCTCGCTATTTTTCTAACCGCCATGTTATTCACCTCCATTACTTCCATCTGGAAGTAATTTTAACCTTTTAATTTCCGTTTGTCAATATTGACTAAATAATAAATTTCCAACAGGAAATAAAATATTGATTTTTATTTCCTGTATGGGGTACAATACTAAAAAACTAATGAAAAGGTGATTAACGTGACGATTTTCCAGGAAAGACTGGCTCAATTAATGAAAGAGAAGGATATTAAGCAAGCAGACTTAGCAAGAATGACTGGTATTAGTACCGGCACAATTAGCAAGTATTTTAAAATCCCTGACAGAAAAATTGAAGCCATGAATATGTTAAAAATAGCAAAGGCACTCGATGTAAACAGTGAATGGCTTTTTGGCGCCACAAATATTAGAAAATCGTTCTATGAACCGTCTTTCACTGATATCTATGAAAAACTTTCCGCCATCGGCAAGCGTGAAGTTGAAGATTTTGCTTTGTTTATTTTAAACAGAGAATCTAAAACTGAGCCAAAAACCATAGATTTCCCGTTACTTGGTCAAACTGCTGCGGGCGCTGGAGTGTCGTATGGCGATCCCAGTTATGACACTATTTCTGTTCAGCATGTCCCCAAAGGTGCAGACTGCGCCCTTACCGTGAGGGGCGACAGTATGGAACCACTTATCAAGGATGGCAGTATAGTATTTGTTCGTAAACAGCCGATAGTTGAGAACGGAGAAGTTGCAGTTATAGAAATTGATGGAGAAGTTGTGTGCAAGAAATTTTATCAAAATAATGGTGACATCGAGTTGCGCTCAATAAATCCAAAATATACACCCAGACATCCGAACCCTCAGATGGTAAAGATAATTGGGAAGGTGATTTGGAATGAGAACAGGGGATTATAAGCGGAAGGATGGGCGCTGGGAGTCGTATGTTGTCTACATAGACCCGGACACTGGAGAGGAAAAGAAAAAGTCATTTTATGGTACGGCTAAATACGGTTCCGATGCTAAGCGGAAAAGAAATACTTTCATAGAAAAGATAGAAGCTGGGGATTACTCAGACTTGTGGAAAGTAACCGTTGAAGGATGGCTTAAAAAGTACCTGGATGTTTACTGCCGGAACCTGGCGCAAACTACCCTGGACGGCTATCGGAACTATATTAATAACCATATCGTCCCGGAGTTAGGCAATATTAAACTAGCTGAATTAAAGCCGCTACACATCCAAAAATTCTACAACTCAGAACGCGAGAAAGGCTTTAAAAACAAGACAATCCTCCAAGAACATAGAATTTTACACCGGGCCTTTAAAAAGGCTGTTGTAGACGGCCTTATGAGCCGGAACCCATGCGACGGAGTTGACGCCCCTAGTCCAGAACCATATGAGCCTACTATACTGACGGAAGAACAATACTCCACACTACTGGACAAGCTCAAAGGCCACCGCATGGAAGCTGTCATCTTGTTGGCGGGGATGTGTGGGCTTAGGCGTGGAGAGTTACTGGGTTTGTCATGGAATGACATTGACCTGGATGCGGGTGTGCTGCATGTCCGAAATAATGTTGTGCCTACTTCAGTCGGTACCATAACCAAAGAACCTAAAAGCAAGACAAGCATCAGGGATGTAGCGATCCCTTCAATTATTATCCCCCGATTAAAACAGCTTCGAGGAATTGGCAAGCTGTATGTAAAGCTAAACGGCGAAGACTACAATCCTGGTAGCGTCAGCCGACTTTTTAAGGATTTTCTGACTGACAACAGTCTACCTCGCATCCGGCTTCACGATCTCCGGCATTTTAATGGAACAATGATGCTCAAACATGGTGTCACAGAGCGGGAAGCATCGGCTAGGCTTGGGCATAGTAATTTAATGATGACTAAGAAATACCAGCATATTGTTGACGATATGGATCAGCACAGTGCCAATAAACTCAACAATATCTTGACGGCTAAAATGACGGCTGATTAA